CTACAACAAGTGTAACTTTATCTAGCGTAGCTTTACTATCTGTAGATGATATGATTAAAGTAGGAAGCGAGGTATTAAGAGTAACAGCTATTAATACCAGCACTAATGTTATTACAGTAGTAAGAGGTCGTCATTCTTCTACTGCTGCTTCTCATAGTGACGGTGCTGCTGTTTCTAAATTTGATGACAATGGTCTTATCAAAGAGCATAATAAAATTACTAATGGTATGGTAATATCATATTATGCAGAGCCAGATAAGCTATCATCTATTACAGGTACACTAGATATAGATAATACATTACAGCCTTTGTTAATTGATTATGTAAAAGGTAAAGCTCTTATGGATGCAGCAGCTAGAGAAAATAACCCAGCTATAGCACAGATTAGAATGGCATCAGCACAACAATGTTTGGTTAATTATAAAGAAGGGCTAAGAAAATTTGGTATGAAAAAGAACGAAAAAACAGGTGGAACAAGGGGTATTGTTCCAGCTAATATGAGATGAGGAGATTATGGAAGTAGGAAAAGACAGTAAATTTACATTTAGTTTAGAAACTTTAATAAGTATATCTGTTACTATATTTATGGTAGTTGGATTATGGTTTAACCTACAAGCTGATATTCAAGAAGCTAAAGAGCTTCCTGAGCCACCAGTTAGTAGAACAGAGTATGATTTAAAAGACCAAATGATACGTAATAGTATTATGAATACTGAAGAGAAAGTAGAAAAACTTGAAGACAAGGTAGACGACATTAAAGAAGATACACGCAGTATTAATGAAACTCTACTCAATATGAATAAAAACTAGGATGAATTATGAAAAACTGGATAAGTATGTGGTTATTGGGACTTGGACTTTGTACCTCGTCGCTATACTCGCAATCAGTATCTTTGGATAGTTTCCAGCAAGTACAAGCATTAAATATACAAACCTGTTCAGTCGTACAGGTTAATGCATCTTGGAACTATCAAAATAGAGTAAAAATAGAACAGCTTGACAAGTTGTGCTTTATTGCAGAAATAGATATTGAAAACAAAACCATTGGTGCTGTTATAGCAAAAGAATGGAACATTACTGTTGTACCAACTATTATTGTGTTAAAAGAAGGTAAGGAAGTAAAAAGATTTGAACCTGGTATTAGTATGAGCTTTGATGAAAGAACTATCATTGAAGATATAAAAAAAGAAGTCAGATAATGCCAAGAAAAAAAACCAAAGCTATAAGAAAGACTACTAAAGGTAAGAACGCTAATTACAGACCTACAAAGAAAGGTGCTGGAATGACAAAGAAGGGTGTAGCTGCTTACAGAAAAGCTAACCCTGGTAGTAAATTAAAAACTGCTGTTACTGGTAAAGTAAAGAAAGGTAGCAAGGCAGCTAAGAGAAGAAAGTCTTATTGTGCAAGGTCTTTAGGACAACTAAAAAGAAGTTCTGCTAAAACTAGGAATAATCCTAATTCTAGAATAAGACAAGCACGAAGAAGATGGAAATGTTAAAGAATAGGAGATAACATGAATATAGTAATCAGTAAATTATTAACAGGCTTATTAAGTGAAAAAGTTTTGAAAGCTGTGTTAATAAAGCTTGGTGATTATTTCATCAAGAAATCAGATAATAAATTAGATGATGAAATCTGGGCTGAAGTTAAAAAAGCCCTTAAATAAATAAGGAGAGAATATGAACTGTGAATGTGGATGTGGGTGTTAATAGATGCCTAGAAGGTCATTACAATTAAATGATTTTAGTGGAGGACTTAATACCAAGTCCTCTCCTAGGGATATTGCACCCAATCAGGTCCAGTTAGCAAACAATGTATTCTTGTCTAATCCTGGATTAATTCAGTCTAGTAGCGATTCTACTGCTAAACATACAAGTGCTCCAGAAACAATGACCCACACAAAAAATGGTAATGGTGCATTTATATTTAACTCTCAATACAATATAGATACAGACGGAACAGCTACTACCCCTACGCAAATTATTGCATACCCAATAGATGATGCTAGTAACACAAACATACAATTTTTTAGAAGAGATTTTGACAGTGTTGGAAACTTTACATTTGAAGGAACAAATGCAGAGATAGACTTAGGTGTTACAGGGGCTGTAGAGCCAGTATATTATTTTGTAGATGGAGTATTGTATGTATCAGATAAACTGGTAGTAGATGGCACAAACGATTCTCAGCCAAAAAAATTAAACTACATTGAAACAGATAGATTTGGTGTCTCTATATCAGGATGGCATGATGGAAATATGCAAATTGAGACAGACACTATATTTGCTAGATTAGCAGAGACTGCATCTTTTGCTGCTATTACAGACGCTGGAGACTTTGAGGTTATACTATCAACTAACCCTTCTTTAGATTCTCAGTCATTTACAACCATAGTTAAAGATGGTGCGAGCAATAAGCTTGTAACTACAACAGACCCTGATGATGCAAATCCAGACCCTACAAATGATATTGGAATTTCTGACAAAACAATATATTTAACATTGCAAAGTGTCAATGATAATTTATCTTCAACAGATTTGAATTTTAATTCAGTATATACAACAGGTCAATTCCTTAAATCTATGATTATATATATTAATCAAGAAGCTATGAGAATCAGAGGTGTTAACTATGTAGATGGAAGTAGCACAAATGACATTGTTCAATTAATTGTAGATAGAGATGTATTTGGAACAGGTGTGCTAGAACACGCTGGAGTATCTGAGGTTCAAGTAGTTTCTTCTAGCAGTATAGCAGTAACAGGTGGTGGATGGGAATCTGGTACATACGAATTTTGTCACAGTATAGTAGACTTGCAAGATAATGAAACGTTACCACAGGCAGTTCAATCTAGTACTTTTGACATTACAGCAGGTGCATATTTTAGTGGAGTTGGTTTTAGAATAAAGTATGCTTCATGGGATGGCAGGAAGAATGAAAAAGGTGTTAGAATATTCACTAGAAAAAAAGGTGGAAACGGTAGATGGATATTATTTTTAGATGTAGACTATAGAAAAGGTGTTAGAAAAAATCTATTTGAAGAGTTTGAAGACTTTACTGACAACACATCTACATATAAACAAGTTTCATCATTAGATATTGTAAATCCATCTTTAGATACATACGAAAGTATTACTGGGTATTCTCAAGACGAAGAAAACATTACATTTGGTAGTGACGGTGGATTTAAAGCAGCAACTGTATGCTCTAGAAGAGCATGGGTTGCAAATGTAAGAAAAAATAATTTAGTACATGATGATAGAATATATTATAGTCCAGTAAATAGATTTTCTACATTCCCTGATAGTTACTTCTTAGACATCGGTATTAGCGATGGTGATTCATTTACTGCGTTACATAGCTTGGGAAATAGATTGCTAGCGTTTAAACAGAGAAAGCTTTATATAATCAATGTATCATCTACGTCAGATGCTGGATGGTATTTAGAAGCAGAATATGACGGTATGGGCTGTAGACAGCAAGAGTCAGTATGCAAGACTCCATTTGGAGTATGTTGGGCAAACGATGATGGAGTATATATATTTGATGGTTCATCTGCCCCAAAAGAATTAACATTAGTATTAGATGATGCTACATGGAGAACAAATCAACTTTCAAAAAATCCAGCTATTGGATATAATAATAAATATAAACAATTAAATGTAGTACAAGATACTGCAGCAGATACAGATGTATTTGTATATGACTTTCCTACTAAAGGATGGAGCATTACTAAATCAATAGGAAGTTCTGGTATATCAAACTTTCTACCTTCTTACGATGGACTATATTACTTAGAATATGGTGCAACAAATGGTAAAACTGTAAAGCTTTTATCAGGTGATGTAGGTACAAAATCAATAGATTTAAAAACAAAAGATATAGACTTTGGAAATCCAGGTTTAGTAAAAAGAGTAAATAGAGTATTTGTTACTGCCAAAGGCAGTGGAACTACTTTAACATTCAAATATGCCAATGACGGAGAAACAGCTTTCGCTACAGCAACAGATGCAAATCCTGGAGTTTCTTTAGGCTCAGATTATGTTACAAAAGAATATACAATAGGTAGCTCTGATAGAAATTGCCAGTCTATGGCTTTTGAATTAACATCAAATGGTTCTATAACTATTAATGATATAAATATAGATTACAGACAAACTAATAAGAGACCTCCTTTATAATGCCAAAATCTGGTGAACATAGAGTTAATACTATTGACTCTTTCTTTAGAGTCAGACCATCTTCTAAGAACCTAAGAGACGGAGAATCTGTATCTTTTCTTGAAGACGGAAAGCTCATAAAGCAAGAAAAAAGAAACGGCGTAGTATACGAAACAAAGTATTCAGAACAAGGGAAAACCGAAACACTATCTGCAGGAACAACTACAACTATTATACAAGGTTCTTCTCAGTCTGGAGATATAACATCTGTAACTGCTGGAACTGGTTTAACTGGTGGAGGTAACTCTGGACCTATAACTTTAGATGTAGTTGGTGGTACAGGTATTACTGCTAATGCAAATGATATAGCTAT